GTGCCGGAGGAAATAGACGGAATTGTTGTCACAATAAGAGGTGATGCCTCTGATTTGGAAACAACTATAAATAATGTGGCAGGAGAATTGTCGAAGCTAGAAAAGATTCAGGGCAAAAGCAGCGGAGCAGGAGTAAAAAGTGTTGCGGAATACAGAAAACAAATGACGCAGGCAGAAAACACGCTTAAAACCAGTCGTGCCGCATTGAATAATACTAAAAAAGCATATGAAGATAATCAGAAGAGTATAACGAAAAATATAAGCTCTTTAAAATCGCAGAAATCAGAGCTTGACAAAACACTTGCACTGCGTATCAATGAAAAAAATCTCCTTACAGAAGCAAATAAGCATCTGGATAAAAATAGCACAGCATATAAGGATAATCAGAAGGCTATAAAATGGGTTAACGCTGAAATCGGCTCATATGCCGAACAGGGTAAAAAAATTACTGATTCAATTCGTACACAGGAAAGCGCACTTGCCGGAAGTAAACAAGCGTATGCTGATGCGTTGTCAACTGTAGATAAAGCTACAAAGCAGTATGAAGAATACGAAAAAGGCCTTGCGGCTGTAGAACGCGCGGAAAAAGCACAGAATTTACAAAATACAGGCAAGTCCATGAAGGAACTGGGCGAAGGTTTTGATACAATTACAAAGCCGCTTCAATATACGGCTGTGGCACTTGCTGCCGGCGGTGTTGCTTCGGCTAAGTTTGCAATAGATTTTGAGGATAGCTTTGCAAGCGTAAAGAAAACAGTTGACGGCACGCCTGAACAGCTTGATGCTATAAAGAAAAGCATAATTGATATGTCCACTGTCGGAATAAACGGACATAACGCTATTCCAATGACTACAGACAAATTAAATGAACTTGCGGCCGCAGGCGGACAGCTTGGAATCACTGTAGATAATATTGCTGATTTTACCGAAGTAATGGCGCAAATGGAAACAGCCACTAATCTTGCCGGCGAAGAAGGCGCGGCGACAATGGCACGTTTCCGGAATGTTATGGGAATTTCCCAAAGTGAAATCCGCAATGTCGGTTCTGCGATAGTAGACCTCGGTAACAACAGCGCTACCACAGAATCGGAAATAGCTGCAATGGCACTTCGTATGGGTAAATACGGTCAGACTGTTGGCATGAGTGCGGCTGATGTTTTGGGATATAGCGCAGCCTTGTCCTCACTCGGCATTGAAGCACAGCTTGGCGGCAGCGCGATAGGCCGTACATGGCTTTCAATTGAAACGGCTGTAGCAAATGGCGGCGAAGAACTTAAAACTTTTGCTAAGTATTCAGGAAAGAGCGCAAAGGAATTTAAGGAACAATGGAATACTGACAGCAAGGGTGCATTTAACGGTTTGCTGAAAGGTTTACAGTCAGCGGAAAATCTTACGCTTGCGCTTGATGATTTAGGGATAAATAATACACAGGATATTCAGGCAATGATGGCACTTGTAAATGGTTATGACCTTGTTACAGAGAGCGTTAATCGTGCGAATACTGCTTATCAGGAAAACACTGCTTTGCAGGAGGAATTTAATTCTAAGTCGGAGACGACAGCGTCACAGCTTGCGGTAACAAAGAATAATATCGTTGAAGCAGCACGCAGTATAGGCGAAACATTCTTGCCGACAATAAAGGATGCAAGCGGTGGTGTTGCAGAATTCGCGCAGAAGCTTGCATCTATGGACGATGGGCAGAAGAAAGTTCTTGTTAATACAGGTGCGACTATAATAGGACTGGGAGCAATATCAAAAGGATTTGTTACTATAACGAAATCCGCCGGAGAATTGAAAGAAGCCGCCGGAAAAATTCTTGATAATAAAATTTTTAACGCTGCTGCGGGAAATGTAAAGGGACATATAAAGGGTGTTGGTGCAACATTCAAGACAGCAGTAGGAGAAGCTGAGACCTTCGGCGGGGCAGTTAAAGCCGCCTTTGATATTGTAAAAACAGGAGCCACTTCTGTTACATCTTCAACAGCATTCAGTGTTGTAGGAGCTGCGCTTGCACCTGCGGCTGTTATTGCAGGGTATCAGGTAATATCAAAATATGTCGGTAAAGCGATAGAAAATAATTCAAAACTCGGACAGAGCTATAAGGAATTATATGACACGTGGAAAGAAGCAGACAGCAATGCTCAGCATATATCTGCGCTTCGTGATGAATACGAACAGCTCAACACCTCTATAAACAGCGGTGAATTAAATTCTGAGCAGCTTGAAGCAGCTAAAAACCGTACTTCTGCAATTATAGAGGAAATCAAGAAACTGACAAATGACGAAACAATCAAATTGATGATTGATACCGGAGATTATGAGACAGCTCTTGATATGGTTGTAGCAGATGCGGAAAACGCTGCAGATGAAATTAACAATGCTCTTAATAAAAATAATTATAGGGACGCTCAAAAAGCTGTATTTGAAGCATATGACGCAATTAGCGCAGGAAGTGGATTGGGTGCACAATACAAGGAACGCCGGGACAGTGCGCAGCAATGGATTCAGGAAGCGACAAAATTTGAAGAACAGTATAGGAAAATTCTGAATAATACAAGAAAGGCTGAGGAAAGCGGTAATCGAATAGGCCGCAGGGCCTTTGAAAAAGAGCGTAATGACTTGATAAAAAGCATGCAGGAGAGCGGTTTTACAGATACATATACAGCTTTGACAGGTAACGACTTCAAGTTTGAGGATATGGATGGTATAATCGCTCAGGTTCAGAATGTAAAGAACGCTTATAAAGAACTGAATGACGAATTAACAGCTTCGGATGAGCGCGCTGTTAACGGAAGGAAATCCTTACAGGCTATGGCGCAGGTTGCGCAAGACAGCGCAATGGAGCTTAACGGTTTTGATAAGATAGAAGAAGTATTTGCTGCCGGAGGCAATGCGGTTAATAATACAATTGCTCAGCTTAAAGCCAACATGAGCGATTGGGAATTTGCAAATGAAGATATTGCGGCACAGGTAGCATTATTCCGTAACGGTTTTGACAGCTTACAGAGTGCTATAAGTAATAATGCGCTTGACGCTGTTATAAAGGATTTCGTTAGTGACGGAGAACAACTAGGGCTTACAAGCACACAAGTTGTAGAAAAAGCCGCACTTATGAAAAACGGGTTTACAGATGTTGAACAAGCTATATCAAAAGGAGATATATCAGGCGTTATAAATGACCTCGGCAAGCTTGGCGGAGACATGGGTATGAGCGTCGCTCAGGTTGACGCGCTTGCGCACAGCATAGGACTTATACCCGAGGATAAGCATATCGAGCTTACGGTTAACGGCTACGAGGTAGTCGAAGGGACGGCAGAAAAGCTAAAAGAGCTTGACACTGAAAATGTGCATGTGTCTGTAAGTGCTGATGGTGATTTGACAGTTTTAAATCAGGCAACAGGAGAGACAAAGAATTTACAGGAGCTTGGAGCTGTATCATTACAGGTAAACGCAGACGGAAATATTGATGTATTAAACCAGGCCGGAGAGAAGGTTGCTGAAATTCAGGATAATCCTTCCGCTACCATAACAGTCAATACTGAATTAGAAGAAACTACAGAAGATACAACAGTAACAGTGGATGCGGATGCAGAACCGGCAAAAGAGAAGATATCAGCGCTTAATCAGGAACAGGTGAAAGTACCGGTTGATGCTAACACAGATGCGGCAGACGCAAAAATTAAAAGTCTGTCGCAAACCGTAGAAGTGACGACTCATTATACAGCTACGGGAGATGTGCCGAAAGGGCGTGCGAAAGGAGACATGAACTTCCCCGGCGGTCTTGCGATGGTGAATGACGAGCGCGGCATAAGCGACAATCGTGAGCTTATAGTCGACCGCGGACGTGCATTTATCCCCGAGGGCAGGGACGTTATATTGCCGTTGTCAAAAGGCGCAAAGGTATATACAGCGGCGCAGACAAAGGCCATAATGTCAGGACTCGGCATACCGCATTATGCAAAAGGCAAGGACAATTCTGACGCGTTTACAGCAGCGAAAGACGACTGGACGCAATACAAGAATACTCATGCCGTTACAGTTACGCAGGAGCTTCAAAAATGGGTGGAATTATCGGAGAAGTTTACAAGCAATCAGAAAGATGTGCAGGATATTCAGGAGCAGATATTCTCACTCATGCAGAAGCAGACGAAGGAACTGAACGACCAAGCCAAGGCATATCTGGAGGAACGGTCTGCACTCAACGACTGGGAGGATATCGGTGACAGTCCGCTCGCGGCGTTTGGCCGTGTGAAAGACCGCAATATGGAGGAAGTCAGAGCCGGCCGTCAGACGTGGGACGATTTCACCAAGACCATGAAGGATATGGGTTCCGATATGTACAACGCCCGTATATCACAGTCAAAGAAATGGCTCGACCATGAGGAAAAATATAATGGTATGAGCGTGGCTGATACACTTGCCGGAATTGACCGTATGCGGGAGTATACGCGGGAGTATTAC